AAATCATACCCCGCCTTCTTGACACTGTTGAAATCGACCGTGCCCTGCCATTTTGATACATCTATACCATTTGTCATGTTATTCACCTCCATTATTAGCTGCGAACATCTTTGAATAGAAGTCCTTAAGCGCCATTATTTCATCTCTCCGGTTATCAAGGAATGTGTTGACATCTTCCGCGGATAAGCCATACGTTTCCGCTATAGTCTCTATTGTATTACCGTTAACCGCAAAAGCTCTTAAGATGTCGTTCTTCTCTTCCTCTGAAAGATTGAGGATGGCCTTAGGGTCTGCCTTCTGAAAAGCCATGGAAATACCTCCTTTCTTTTAAAATTGATCTCCTTAAATATAAAGCATATTGCGTCCAATGGAGGACATGTATATGCCGAACCAGGCTAGGTTCACCCCTCAAACTTAATAAAAACCTTACTCGGCTGTACCGCAGTATCGACCGATAAAGTGTTATTACCCGTTGCGAGGGGAATTTGGGTTTGGTCTGTTGCGTAGTCAATACTGTCGCCGTCCATGAGTTGATGGTCGGTATAGAGGGTGGTGGTTGCGCCATTAACAGTCACAGGTATCACATACTTCTGCTCCGTCTCGTCCCAGTCGCCTACGCCACCGTAGGGTTCGTAGGGAGGGATTGTCGATGTGGTATATACGCCTTCGAGGAGTTGAATGTCGTATATTTTATCGTTGACTGAAAAATATCCATTTACAAAAAATCCGATTTCTGTTGAATCTATAATTTCAATCGTTATATAATATATATCATTATGCTTAATAAACATCGCCGTATATGCCTTATATGCATCATTATAAGCTCCTCCCGTGAATGGCGCAGAACTAACAACCCTAATTTCAGTTTTGTCGGATTGAACGGCGAGCTGCTTCATCGCAAATGTATAAGTACCAGGCTTATATACCTTATCATAATATATTCCAGTCATGTAGCCCGGTCTTACGGCATTAACAATCACAGCGTTATCACTAATAATAAGACAATCTTTGTTGCCCCATACAAGGCTAGTATGTTCGCCATTGACATCAAACAAATTCCCACTCGTTCTCCCCTCCACTCTCCAATCCAGCATCTCCCCGTCCGCTCTAAATTTCATCAGCGGAGATTGGCTTGTCAGCTCGCCTTGCCATCTGCCACTGATAAAGTGGTGGGTTGGGATATCTATCCATTCGCCGTTGACGTATTGGTGGGCTGGACGGTTGTCCCAGTCGGGGTTATAGGGTGTCTTTGCACGGGGTTTGAGGGAAAGGGCGGTTGAGATAGCCCAGGAAACGCTGCTAACATCACTGCTCAGGTTAATAGAAAAACCACAGCCAAAACTGCCGTTAGAACTACCACCGACACGTGAAAACCCCGTACCGTTATAGAAGTGGTCACTGTAATAGGTTGACGATGAACTGTCGGCAACACTAGGTAACATTCCGTGCTTACCAAACATCATCTTAGTTACGTAACCATCATTAGGTCGGGCTACAGTTACGGGTATATAACCACTAGCATTAGTTCCGAATGATGTCGCTGTAGAACCATCAATATTACCATGTGTTAACTTATAAGCATATCCACCCGCTGTACCAAATAGCCCTGCGGTTCTATGTGCATAACCTCCCCATCGGTTTTCCATGCCAAATACCTTAACGGCATTGTTACCGTTAGTTGTATCGCCCCAGAATAATCCTTTATCATTAAGTGTTCCAGTTACATAAGACTCTTTCGCCGTCTGCCCGCCAGAGTCAAGACCTCTTCCGAACGTAGCCTGTAAATTAAGTGATTTGCCCATCAGATATAAAAGTCCTGTGACTAATATCCTATCAGCCCATAAGTCTATATACCACTCAGTCAACTCAGAGGTATTATTCGCCATGGCACGGGTTATCTCCTGCTGACCTGTGGTATTACCGCTACCGTTTTCAGAGGTGAGTTGTACACCAGATATTGACCTCAACTTATCAACTCCTGTACCATTGTATATAGCGGTATAAAAATGCTGTGTTATATTATTGTTGGCATCGTAGTTACACCAGCAGTTAAAACTGTCGTTGACTTTCTTGTTGCTGACGTAAAAATATCCCTCCCCATCAGCCTCGCCTGGCTCAAACTTGAACCATATTAAACCCCATTCCATCATAGCATTGCCGCCATAGTTAGGGTCGGCTATGTCCGATGCAGTACCATCAGCCTTCTTGCTGTAATCTAATGGGTCAAGATAATAGTCAACTGTACCGTCATATCTTACCATACAAGGCTTTGGCATAAAGAAAGCATCAGCCCATGAACCAGAGTTGAATGTTGTACTGCCCATAGATGCAGGGGTCATACCGACCGCATCTTCGAGATATGTTACAGCGTTGCTAGGGTCTTGTATATTAGGGTCGATGTGAATACCGTAGACGATAGCATCCGATACATCACGTTTAATTCTAATCTCACCCATTTTATCACCACCCTATTCCAACGCTGCCCTCAGCGATATCGCCTGTGGGCTGAGTTGCTGAAACGTAGACATCCATACCATTTATCGTTGTATGGTTGCCCTTGTCGGGGAGTTTACCGTCCACTTCGTCAGCTAAGTCGGCAATATCGCTTGTATTAGTCGCTATCTGTGCTTTCTCGGCAGCGGTGACGAACTTATGCGTTGTGTTGCTATCATCAACAAGATCTGCATTAAGGGGATTCTGAGCGGTTATCTCAGCCTGTAAGCCGTTGATGATGTCGCCGATGGGGATGTTGATGCTCTGTCCGCTTACGAGCGTGAGCGTGAGCGTCTTTGTTGTGTTGTCGTACGAGCCATTTACTACCGTGCTCTCCAGCGGAATGTCAACAGACTTAGGCGTACCGATGAGGTTTCCGTCCTTGTTTTTCAACTGCGCTGTCACTACGAACGTCTGGCTGTTCATACTAAAGTCGATGTCAACAGCGTAATCAGAAGAGCTGCCGCCTGCTTCGATTACACTTTTCAGCTCTAATAAAAGGTATTCCATGCGGCTCATCGGGTCCTTGTCATAGGGCGTACCGTTTATGGTAGAGAGTAATATCTCTTCACTTCTGCTCATAGGGATATCGTTAATAAATGACATAATGGTTCCTCCTTAAATATAAATCTACATAATTAAGTGCAGGGTCGAACCCCACTATTGCGTTGCTCAACCCTACTATAATTATATAGGAGCATATAATTATGGACTTAACAGGAACCCCTATCAGTATCCAAGTCCTCCCATTTTGAATGTTAGGTAAGCAGAGTTGCTACTTCGGCGGGCAGGGGCAGATATGCTTCGGTTGCACCGTTAGTGTAGTACTTAGTGCCACTAACAGGAGTGGTATCGGTAGTAACAGTGTAAACGTAGCTACCCTCAGTACCACTTCTGGTGTAATATACAGTATGTTGCACGAACTCAGTGCCGCTGAACTCGGTGTATGTTGTACCGCCAGCAGTACCATACAGAGCGGCCTCCAGAAGAGCCAGCTTCTCAGCAGGAACCTTGGAGCTGTCAACTGTTACGAGAGCTGTAGGCTTGAAACCTGCAACCTCAACAGGAGTGGTTGTGAACTCCCAGCTAAATGTAATAGCGTCAGGAGAGTCATTGATTGTGCTGTAACCTCTCTGAGAAGGAGAAGCTGTAGCGCCGTATACCAGATGAATCTTGTACGCAAAATCGTTAAGCTCGGTATCATTACCCAGTGTGGTAACATAAGACATGCCGAACATGGAACGCTTCTGCTGACCGATAACCACACCTGTAGCAATCTCAGCAGAGCCATCGCACTGAGCGAACTCATCGGGATACATATAAGCCTCGATGGTGCCGCCGAACTGCTCAGCAGACCTCATCGACAGATACTTCATGTCGTCAGCCCACAGGTCGGTTGCTTCAGCGCCAGAAGGAGTCTCGGTTACAGCAGTAAGGCCATTCCAAGCCACACCATTGCCATATTTCTTAGCAGTTGTGTTATAAGGATAAAGTACGCCCTTCTTGTTACCGGTTTCATAGAGTCTTTCGCCGGTCTGGTCCCAAGTAAGGAAAGGGGATGTTGTAGGCATTTAAATTCCTCCTTTAGTAATATACGTCTAAGACGTCATGATTTAGTCCGTCACGTGTATAGTGGCGTTCGTGTGTACACATAGGAATATGTGTCGCCATGAGCATTATCCAAGGATTGTCTGGAAGTTTATCAATGACCGTTACCTGGTAGTGTCGAGTTACCACGTAAGGTTTATCATTAGCGAACTTAGTATCCCATGGCGAATCTGAGTACACGATACACGGGTACTTCATTTTCACGTTTGAGGGCGGCTGATAATAAATATTCTTGCAGCCCGTAAGTGTCGAGAGAAAAGAGTGAAATCGTTCATACGTCTGATGGGTCGTCGGTTCGCTCATTGTATAAACCTCCAAAACTAATTATTAACCTTGGAAATTGCACTTCTACTGCGCTTACCTCCCATTTTGAATTCATGAGAGTAATGTAGCGCAGATTTGCAAAATTATCGAGGGCATATGGGTCTAAGACTATGCTGAGCTGATTATTGAGCTTGAGATCTTCGTTAACCTTGTCTGCTGTTGGCTGATTATGGTTAATAAGCCTCGTTAAGTCACCGTAATACTCACGCTCAACGATGCCGTCGGTCCATACGCCTGGTTTTACTTCGCGTTGTTCGTAAAAACCGAGTTTGCCGTAATATTTCATATGCCCTCCTTAATTGCCGTAAAATTACTCAGCCGCTTCGTCGATCTCGATAGCGATTGCAGAGAAGGGCTTGATGAGTGCACCAGAGATTCTGGTCTCGATCAGGTACTTCATCTGGTTGTAGTCGATATCGAAGTCATCGAACAGGTTGATGGCGCCGCCCTTGTCAGCACCGATGTTGTAGTCCTGAAGATTTACGATGATACCAACCAGAGGATAGGACTTCTCGTTAGCCTCACCTTCGTTAACGACTCTTGTCAGACCCTCCATTACGGGAACCTCAACAATATCTCTTACACGAAGAGCGGTTGCCAGCTCGCTAACTGTATTGTACAGTCTTCTGCCCATACCGTCCTTCAGGAGCAGCATGTCGGTCAGGAAGTCTGCAGTGGTGAAGAATGTAGGATTGCCGGAGCCCTTGTAATCCTTACGAGCTCTGATAACAGCGTCGATAACGGCGTCTGCGATAACAGGAGCTGTAGCGCCGTGGTCAACCGCAACCATCTTCTTGATTGTGTACAGGGGATCGTCAGTCCAGATAGGACGAACGTGCGAGTGGCTGATGTGGTCCTCACTATCAGTCTGTCTGCCGTCACCGACCAGAACAGCTCTTGCGATTTCCTCGTCCAGCATCAGTCTCATCTCGGACTTAATCCATGCTACAACGTCGAAATCTGTAATATCAATTACATCATCTCTGTCGAGCTTCTGCTTCTTATAGATTGTCTGAGGGTCAGTAGTTCTCTTAAGCAGAGTGAATACCTCTTCCTTCTTCTTATGAGTCTTGAGATAACCCTTAGCTCTTGCCTCATCGTCGCGAATATCAGCGAACTGAGACTTAATTCTACTAAAAGGTGTGTGATGTACACCAGACATTACCTTTGTTACCCAATCAGTATCTCTCTTGATCCAATCGGGAGGATTGTTGAGGCTCTTAGCGTCGGGGAACAGCATATCAATACCGTATGTGCCCTCACCGTTTGCCTGGATGCCGTAAGCACCTTCCTCGTAATGAGCAAGGAAAGTCTCCTTCAGGGAAGTCTTACCGCTCTTTGCCATACCGATGATTTCGCCCTGCTCTGCATGAGAAAGAACATCGGTGTTCTCCAGTTTGCTGTCGTCATCGAATGCATTGTACTTCATGTCGTCATTTCCTCCTTCATCTGAATGTGCGGCAGTATTGCCGTCTTTAAATTCCTCAATCGCCATGGCTATAACAGCATACGCGGCGACTTTCTGCTCGTCGGTCAGGGTATTAAATACCTCGCCGATGGTCTTTTCGTCCTTGGCCATATTGGCTTCCTCCTTATGTTCGAGTGTTTCCTCTTCGGGTTCGCTGTGCTCAACTTCATCCGCAGTGTCTTCGAGAGTGATTTCCTCGCCAGAATATATAATGGCTTCATCTTCCTCGCTGTCTGCAGCGTGAGTTATAGTCAAGTGGTCGATTTTTGCTTCGGGATTAGCTCCCGTAAGAACCAGTGAGACTTCACGGATTCTACCATGGAGAACGTCACCGGTTGAAGACTGTCTAAGCTTATTTGCGTAAATAGACAGTGAGGTTATGTCTCCACAATGCACGAGCTCTTTAGCCTGAATGCCGGCGTCAGTGTTATTGAACTTACCGTATGCATAAACACCTTCAGCTCGGTTTTCAAGAAGAGCATGGCCCAGTACATTAAGCGGTGTGTCATGGTCGTGCTGCCAAACGAGGGGTACGATCTGTCCGTCATCTTCTATGAACGAATCTCTACGGATAGTTCTTCCGTCTGCGCACTTCACATCATTGCGTGTTGCCCAACCGCTAAAGTCGTAGGTTGATCCCATTTTGAATTTCCTCCTTCATTAAGATTTGTCAGCCTCTGAAGACTCCTCCTGGTTACCTTCCGTATTCGGGGTTGGTGTATCTCCCGACCTGTTAAGGTTCGCATTACGCAGTTCATCAGCTGCTGGATCATCAGAAGGCTTATATCCAATAATCGCTCTAAATTCATTAGAGGATAGGATTTCATTACGTGTGAACTTATCGGCCATTTCAGCAATCTTACTAGCCGGTATAAGCTTGAACGGGTCTCTGAAGTAGCGAATGTCCTGTCCCTGCGTTCTCGCGGTCTTGGTCAGCCACTTTCTTCTGAACTCGTCAACGATTGCCGATACGATAGGTTCTATTGTTCGAGCATAATAGTTTTCATACTCCTGTTCAGAAGCAGAACCCTCCATTATGCCCTGAGTTATACCAAGCTGAGAATACAAAAGTTGAGTCAAATACTCGATTTGCTTCTGAAGATTATTCTCAGCCGGGCGGTTAAGCTGAGTAATTCGCTCAGTGCCGTCCGTATAAGCTATTCCGTATTTTGAACCTGTTAACTGTGTCTCAATATCTTTTCTTCGCATCTCGGCCTGTTGTCTACGAGCTTCTGATTTTATGACATATGGAAGCTGAATAATCAAATCAAGCTTACCACTGCCGCTCTGCTCATCGATAGCATCGAGGATGTTCATCTTGCGAATAAGGCGCTTGAGTATCGAGTTCGGTTCATTCATTATAGAATAAAACGGATTCTCGATGATTGACGTTGAGGTTTTTGGGAACAGCTTATCTTCTTCTTTGCCTGTGTCCTCATTATAGATACGGACCTTTACGTGATGAGGTTTCCACTGTATAATCTTAGCAACCCTCAAACTACCAATATCATACGTATCTGTTTTACGCGGGTCATCTGTAGCTGCCGTTGGGACTACAGCCACATAGCCTTCGTCAAACATCGATATGCAAATATCACGAATGAGAGCTCTAGCAGTTTGGTCGAGATTCGCTTCTACACTCAAACAGTTGTTCAGATGTGAATTACGAACCTCAACAAATCTGCCATTTTGATTTGGATCAGTGTTTATATGCCTAATGTCAAGAGCCGATACGTCAACTGCCAAACGGTTAAAGATTGAGTTGATTATCGAACGCTCATTGTTATAGCGCATGCGAATCCTGTCAGGTTTGAAACTCGTAGTATACTCATACAGTCGTTCCTGGGTTATCTCGTATTGGTCGTTTCTATCTCGAAAGGCGTTCCAGGCGTTTTTCAGCCTAGAGCCGAATTGTATCGCCATTGGTAGCCTCCTTTATACTATACAAACGCATCTCTATGCTCCTTAAACGCCACGTAAGCGTCAACCAGAGCTGCGACATTATCGATTTTTTCTTCATGTCGGTCTTTATAGAGTTTTCTGTTACCGTTAGTATCAACCAGCGCTATACAGTTACCCATGGTGAAGCTGAATAATTGCTGGTCAAAAAGTAATGCTCGGTCTTCGGCAAGATCTTTGAGTTCTCCAAGCGGGACAGATTCAGTCCTTGAACCCTGAATTACTTTTTCGATTCCGAATGGATCATTCTCTTGTTCCCATCTTTCGACAAAGCTCTTAGCGTTGTATGGGTCAAAGCCGAACGTTCTAACATCGTACTTACTAGCAATTATGAATCTATCGAGATCCTCGTAAACCTCCATCATATCAAGGACAGTACAGTCGAGCACAATAAGGCTCCCTTCTTTGATGAAAGTGTCGTATTTGAAGCGCATAGCCTGCGGTAGTCTATCATAAGTTCTAGTAGAAATGTATGAGCGCGCTTTGATGCCGAACATACCATTATTTAATGGGAACAAGAAAGTGAACGCACAGAAATCGTCTCCTCTGGAAAGGTCAGCGCCGAGAGAACATGGTAATGACCAGTATTCTCGACGTCGGTGAGTTAAAGTCTCTTCGTATGTGAAAAAATAGGTGTAACCTTCCATTGGAATGCCGAATCTCTTAGCAAGAATATCATTTCGGGTGGCGGGGGCTTTCTCGGCTCTCTCCACCTCCAGTTGATAGGTTTCATATGATACTGTGATTCCTAGATTAGGGTTGGCTTTTAACCACATCTGAGGCATGCCAACCTCTTCCACACTATCCAGCTTGTAGTACCATATCGAAACATGCGGGTTGATGTATTTTCCTTTTAGGATTTCCATCAATTCCATTTTGATTGTATCACCGCTACCATTACGAACCGTTCCTTCGGATGAAGTCGCAACAATAAGCCAATTGAAGTTCTTAGAAGCACCCTGTTCAATAGCACTTATGGGGTCCTCTCTTACATCACCAGAAAGCCATTCATCGACTGTAGCAACCTTGCATCTTAGACCCTGAAGTTTGTCGATAGACATGGGTCGTACTTCGAGTAAGGAACCAGTAAGATGATTTTCGATACCCTTCTTTGTCGAAAGCAACTTAACTCTAGTCGCCATTGAACCGGTGGTATTCTGAAGAGAACCTTCTGTTAGAAATTTAAATAACGGTCCTCTCGATCTGGTTATTGCCGTTCTTTGAGGAGACATAACTTCATCGGCTTGTCTCATAGTAGGCGCGGTAGTGATTTGGTGTGTTGTCGAAGTATCGATGACCAGAAAATATGATTGTATACAGCTAGAGTACATAGACTTAGCTGCGCCTCTGGCCACTATAAGGTACTGTTTGTTTATTAACCTCTTCTTGAGTTTCTTTATTTCGTAGTGTCCTTTACTATTGTTTTCACCTGGTACATATACTCGATGTTCAATAAAGTACCACCAACCAAATATCTGTTCCGCCCAAAGTTTGAATGTATCAAGAAGCTTCAGGTCAGAGCCGTCGGTAAGGGTTAATTCATTCTCACAGTACCGTATGAAACCTTCAACTGCATTTTCGTCATAGAATATCCCTTTGTTTTTGATGAGCGCATCAATGCGGTTCATCTCCATCGAGATTTCTTGACATACAGGAATTTCGCCTCTCAAGACGGCATCTCTAAACCGTCCGTAATACTTTGGAACGGCAGTATTAGACAATGCCATTTTGATTTTTCAACTCCTTTAAGTAACGTTTACCAATTTTACATTGTTGTCTGGTAAATATTTATAATACGTTGCAGCTTCGCTAAGAACTGTAACATTTTTAAAAGCTTTCACCATATTTGCAACGGCATAAGCCCCGCCAGCTGCCGCTATTGCAGCTCCAATTGGCATAGCTCCTATAGCACCTAAAGCAACAGCCGCAGCGCTTGCACCCCCGCCAAGAGCGGTACCCCCAATAGCGGCTATTGCACTTTTGGGAATACGGGATCGAAGTTCTTCGGTTGCCAATTGTGATGTTGCTTCCAAACCGGCAGTTCTTATATTTTTATGTCTTTGATATAAAGAATCAACACGTTCGTCTATCTTTTGATAAATGCTTTTATTATATCTCTTTTTTCCAGCTGAAGTTAAACTCCCATCTTGGTTTTGAAATCTGCGTACTCCCCACTTCTGACCTTTAATGCCGTGGTGGTAAAGTTCGTTAGGATAAGGAGATCTTATGTAAGTCATGTCTTCAACTCCTTTTTAACTCAATCCTGGTTATCATTCCGTCTTCTTTCGCGTTCAAGGATGTTATCAACCAGTAAACGGGATTCGTCTCGTATTGGTTCACTAACAGACGAGGGTGTTCTATTGGAAGCTGCGACTGTAGCCTCGTGAACTCTCTCATAAGTTTCGCGAGACGCCTGTGCGGTTTGTCTGCGATTTTCTCGGAACTCCTGGAACCCTCTAGCTGCATTTTCGCGGCCTTCTCGCATCATCCGAGACCGTTCGGAAGCTTCCTGTTGCTGAGCCCTTCGAGCGTTGATTTCAGCGGTAGTTGCAGCGGCATTTGCGGTTCTAAGTCTTGCGGCTGCCATAGCTCTATCTGTTGCCGATTGCTGATTACCACTACCTATGGTTGGCAGTTCTTTATCAGTAAACGCATTAAGGACTTTTGCAACATTATTATAAATAGTGATGCCATTTGAGGTCATATTAGCCGTCGTGCTCACCGTATCAGCAAATCGTTTATAAGCATCAACGCCGCTCTGCTTCTTCTTCGCACTGACATCAGACAGCTTCTGTTCAAGCTCCATTCGACGAATCGCGTCATTAAGCTGCTCGTTAGTGAGTTTATCCTTGTTCTTAATCACCTTATTAAGGTCGCCGGAACGGATAATCTCGTCTGCCGTTGCTTCTTTTTTCTGCGCTTTCTTTTTCTCAATCTGGTCCTTTACGGCGCCTTTTATCTTTTTACCGATAGATGTCGTATCCGCCTTGGCTGCTTTTACCGCCTGCTTGTTACGTTCTTTTGTAACTTTATATGAAGCTTTGGCGGTATCAAGATCGGATTTGGACTTCAGATTCTTTATTTCCGTTTTTCTGTCGGCTCTGGCCTGGGCATCAGCTGATAATCTTCTTCGCTTTTTACCGGCAAATTTCCAAGTGCCATCAGGATTCTGAAAGCGGCGAATACCCCATTTCTGGCCTTTTATACCATGGTGGTAAAGTTCTCCGTTTTCGGATTCGGGTTTTCTTACAGCATAAAATTCCATAATCAACCCTCCTTATCCTTTGATATATCATCATTTTGAATGCTGTCGGACATCTGATGTAATCCTTTTTTCAAGAATTTAGGTATAGGAACACCTATTTTATCAAGATTCTCGATAACACTTACAAGTTCCATAAGTATTATATAAAACGATATAGCGTTCATTATTATCGATGGCAATCCAAGGCCATACTCAAAGATTTTACCTATCAATAATACAAGAATCTCGCCGCATTTTTTGACCAAACCCTGGCGCATGCGGTAGGACTTTACATCATGTTTTAACCATGCATTCAAATATCCTGTTAACACATCAATACCCATCAGTGAAACCGGTATCATAAGGACCCAGACAGCGTTCGTGAATTGGAAGTTTTTCAAAAGTTCGATAAATTCTTCCATCATAAACTCCTTTCCATAAATATAAAGAGGGCCCAAGAACGCCTCAGGCCCTCAATACTCTTACATACCAGTGTTGTGTATATGAGCTATTACATCGTCGATGCGCTTGCGTTCATACTCAGAACCAGCCTCATCGTACATCTTCTC